CGTGAACGGGTTCACGAGACCGGCTGCGGCGGTCCCTAGTTGCGTGAGACCGGACGTTAGCCCTCCCGAAAAAACGGTAGATAGTTGGCGGCCTACACCAGCAAACTGAGAAATCTTCCCCGACACGTTGCCAAGGGGAGTCGGAAGGTTTCCGACCAGTTCACCGAAGGCACCGAGATCGTCGATTGTCTCCTCAATATCGTCGGCGGCTTCCGAAAAGCCGGCGGCAGCACGCTCGGCGGCAGACAGCGGCTTCGCCGCCTTCTCGACCGCCCGGTTGTACGTTTCTTGGCTGATCCGCCCCGCGTCGAGTTGGGCCTTGAGTTTTTCTTGCTCCCTCGTGAACCGCTCAATGGGAGACAGGTTCGCCTCGGTAATCCTTGCCGCTTCGCGGAGGGCATCGGCTTCGTCGCGGGCCGCGATCCCGATGGCAGCAAACTGCTCGGCAAACTCCTTTGCCGTGACCTCGCCACGCTGCACGCGGGCAAGAAGATCGTCGAGTGCGGCAGCGGTCTCGGCTTGAGCCGTCGCCGCTGCCTCGCTTGATTCAGCGAACTCGTCGAACAGTCCGGTGATCTGGCTCGCTTGTTCCCCGAGTTTTTGAAACGCCCGCTCTGCCGGGCCGAGGTTGTTGGTCAACCCCGTCGCGTCAGCGTTGATTTTCAGTGCAAGGGCGAGGACGTTAGCCATCAGCGTCTGTAAGCCCGAAGGCGTTTCGGAGTTGCATCAGTGCAGCAAGGTCTTGCGACCTGTGTTGCGGTGGTGTGTCAATCGGGTTGAAGTCGCTCGGTTTTGGTCGTTTGCCCTTTTCCGAGTACGGTGCCAACAGGGACGCAACGAGCAGGCTCGTTTGCTGCCACGAATCCGGCAAGGCCGCGTACCAGCGGGCATACGCGATGTGTTCCGCAAACTCACGCGATGTCATCCGCTGGCACAACTCGCCCTGCGTCATTCGCAACTCGCGGGACAACGCAACGATGAATCGCCGCGTCGGACTCGCGTTTAGGATTTTCCCAGTTCTTGAACGTCCTCCTCGGTCATGGAGTTGTGCTTCATCGCAGCGTCAAACAGCCGGCCCATGACCGCCCCGCTCTTCTGAGCCAGCGCGTCGGTCTGCTCGGCGGTGAACAAAAGTTTGCCGGTTTCATCGCACAGGACGCGGGCAAGGTACTGCGTGCGGAAGTTTGCGATGCCGGTTTCCTTCTTGCCGATCCATTGTCGCTCGTAACTGTCACGCTCCCCGACCGTCCTCACGCGGATATAAACGTCGCCGCCCCATTCGGGAACCGCAACCTTCTTCAGCCCCGCGTCATCAGCCTTGAGAATGTCCTCTGCCGTCAGTGCCATGCCGTTACTCCTATGGATTCGTGGGTGCGCCCAACGTGTCCTGCACTATAAATGTGAACGCAAACCGAACGGCCCCGTTGGCCGTCGCCTCGATGGCGGCGTCGGTGAATACACAGTCGCGGTCAAACCAACTGACTACTGCCCCACTGGTTGCGGTGCGGCCTTGAAAGGTCAACCGCTTCCGCTTGCCGTATTCGCTCTCTGGCAAAAACGCAGTCGAAAATCCCGAAAGCCGAAGCGTTCCGAGGCTGGGAGTCCACGTTGTGACGCGACCCACCGGCAAGCCGCGAGGGGCGTCATACTCCAGGGTCTGCACCTCTCGAAGTGGAGCGGTCCCCCACTGCACGGTGAAGCCCTGGCACGGAATCGGCATCTCGACCTCTGCCCTCTTAGCGGGCGACGGTCAGCACGCCCTGGCCCCGGATCGCGTCATTCGTCGCGAGAGTCAGCGTCGAACTCTGCACGGTGTGGTAACTGGCGGTCGTGCCGCCAACCAAGTCGACGCCCGCGACGGTAATCCTGTAGGTGCCAGTTGCCCCGTCGTTGATAACGTCCTTGCCGAGGTAGTCGAAGGTGATCGTTCGCCCAGACCCGCCATCATCAGCAGGCACAACCAGCGGAGCAGCAAGCCGAGCAGCCAGTTCTCCGGTCGTTTGGCCGAGGTGGGAAACGTCAATCTGCGTGTCGGCAGCGGCCTCGGGATTCGTATTACTCAGGGCGATGTTCGTGACAATGTACGAACTGGTGAAGCCGTTGAGACTGAGCAACAACTCCGTAGCGTCTCCCGAAACCGACGTATCGTGCGGGGTTGAAAAAGACACGGGCTAAGTCTCCTGCCAGAGGACGTTGTATGTTTGTGTGACCGAATACACCGGCGGAAGGTCGCCGCCGGCCAGTGACACGAACCCATCTTGCTCGTTGAGCAAAGACACGTTCCGCACTGAGACCCAGTTTCCCAGCGTGCCGTTGAAACCATCCAGTACCGAGCGGCAGCGATCAGCGATTTCCCTTACTGCCGCGTAAGTCTCGGCGTATATGTCCACGGCTAGCGTGACCGTTGTGACTCCAGACGGCCCCTGAAGCGTCATCTCACGCTGCACTCCTGCCCGCCGCCACGTTGCAAACGGCAAGGCGGCGGAAGCAGGGGCTATCACCGGGAAAAACCGCCCGCCAATCACCTCCGCGACTGCTGGGCATTCCTCCAGTTCGTCGATCAAAACCTGCTCCGGTGAACGAACAGCCATCACGCGGCCTCCGTGCCTAGGTTTTCCCACTTCTTGGCGAGTTCCGCGTTGATCCGGCGGGCCAGCACCTCGCGGACCTCGGCCTGCTTGTTTGCCCAGGCAGTCGCCAAGGGCGGTCGCCCAGTGCTGCCGCCAACGGGCATCGGGGGGATGCGGATCGGTGTGCCGCTCTTTTTGAAAAATGCGTTCGGGTAGCCGGGTTGCGTCTGCACCCGCTGCGGAATCGTGCCGCGTTCGGTCGGTGAAAACCCGAACGGCCCCAGGCGATTGAACGACGAAGCGATGTATCCGCCCTGCCCTCGAATCACCGTATGCTCGGCAACCTGCGTGACGGTGCCAGACCGCGTGACTCGGCGGTGCGATTTCCGCAGGTAGGGTGTGCGAGATAGTGTGTCGATCACTCGGTCATTCGTGCCTTCCTCCAGCCAATACTGATGAAACGCCCGGTCAGGGCCACGCCGCACCGTGCCGCCCGCTGCGGACTGCGAGCGGCCCCTGCCAGTTTTTCGGAAACCCACCAGCCCGACCGCGTTGCCGTCGAGCGGGTACTCCCTCACTTTGGTATCTATCGCCCTTCGCAAGTTCCCGGTCGGGCCTTCTGGCGTCACCTCGCGAAGCCGCAACTCGACGCGGAAGCACGCATCGCGAAGGGCTTCCCCCAGGATGCGGGCAGACTCCAACTTGCTGTATGCAGCCCGCAGTTTGTTCTGCAAGTCACGCAGCCCAACGATCTCGGCACTAACCTCGATGCCGTCGGCCATCAGCCCGTCCTCTCGGTGCAAAGCATCTCATGCTCGCTGCGGTTGTTGTGTTCCAGAAGCGAGGCGATCTCAAGGACGCGGCCCCGCCAGACGATCCGCATCTGATGCGTCAGCCCATCAACGTATCGCAGCCGGATGCGGTGCGTGATCTCGGTTTGCTGCTGGCCCGATAGCAAAAACTCCCGCGAACTGATCCCCTGCACGCTTGCCCATCGCGTAGCAAACGTCGCCCATGATTGAGTCGTTTCACCGAACGAGTTTCGCTTCTCGGTCGATTGCTCAATCGTGATCCGCTCACGGAGTCTGCCTGGGTCGATCATGTTCCGTAGATCACCAGTGTGTATGTCGCCGTGCCTGCCGTAGTCTGGACGCCAACGTGATCTCGCCAGTTGTCAATGCACACGTTTTCTTCACTCTCTGCCAACACATGCCCGAAGTCGTTGATGATGCGGGCGGAAGGATATGCGCGGAACGCAAAGCGTTGCGGCGTCAGCGACTGCGTGTTGCCGGCGGCGTTGCGGTATGCGCTGTAGCCAAAAAACTGAAACGCTGTGCCGCAGGTGGCGGTTTCAATCGCAACCTTTCCCGTCGTGTATTCCGTTGCACCCCGCATCGTGATCGTCTTGAGCGATTGCGCCCCGCCGACCGTTGTGCTGTCAGTGAACGATATGTCAATGCCAAAAGTGCCAGAAACGCTCATCGGTAACTCCCCCACTTCGCTGAGTCGAGCAACGCCTTGACACCAAACGGAATCTCGCTCAGGTTCACCGCGTCAGCCGCCATTCGACGCTCGTACCAGTAGCCGACAAGCCACAGCACCGCGTTGCGAATGCGTTGCGGGATCGACGTTGCGGTGTTCCCTCGCCCGCCCCACCATGTCACAGTGACCGCGTTGTAGTCGAGCAGGTGCGAAGGCCAGGAGCCGTTGTAGTTGGTTCGCAGAACGCCGGGCTTGCTGTCGCGGTCGACGCGATACTGGTCGGTCGCCAGCGTTGCCGTGGTCTGGTTTTCAAGCGTGTAGGTGATCGAGACGGCAGTGACCGTGCCGCTGGTTGCCATTGGCGGGCGGGGCAGTTCGATTTCGACCGGGAAGGAGTCGAGTTTCATGACGTACTGCGTGTGAATCAGCGTCTCGTCGATGTACGCCTCAACCCACTCGCGGGCCGCAACAATCAGCGAGGCTATGTACGCATCGTCGCTGCTCGTATCAACCCGCAGGTGGGTCTTCGCCTCGCTCAGATTGACCGGCTGGAGCGACGGGCTGCTGGTCACGGTCAGGCTGCGGTATTGCATTTCTGCGTCTGCCTCTC